AGTTATCTAGTAGTTGCTTGCTCGCTGTGTTGTATGTAGCCATGAGCGGTTTGCCCGCCTAAGGCTAAGCCTGTGTGATCTTGCGGATCATGCCGCTGATTGCGGCAAAGGTTGAAACATAGCCGTGAAAGCTCATTGTGCGCCCGAGTGTGGCTGGCACTTCAACGCTCATCAAACCTCTGATGCTTTCGTAGAATTCAAAAGCATCGCCTGTGCCTTGACCTACTCGAGTGATGATCATTGTTTTGGCAGCAAAATTGCTATCAACTACAAGTTGCAAGCCGAGCGGGTTGCCTTGCCATGAAACTGCTGATTGTGAGCCAAGTGCGTTTTGACCTGACAAACCGTTAGCAATAAATGGAAACACTGGACGATCATTGCCATCTACAAGTTTGCCAAGCTGTGCCCAAACATCAACTGAAACAAACATGTGTGTTGGCATCCAGTTTCTGCCGCTTGCAACATCGTTTGCCGCATCGTAAACCGATGTGAGCAAATCTGTTACTGTGCCATCCCAAACACCTGATGAAGTTGCTGCAGTCAGCAAATTGTCAGCTGCAAGATTGTCCGATGCAAGCATGTATTCGCCCATTAAGTCATTGAGGATTAGTTGCATCGCTGGACCTGAAGTAAAGTCAATGTCCTGAATTGACAAGGTTACCTGACCCGCGAGTGTGGTCTTGCTGACCGAGTTTGACGCAATCACCATTGTTGTGGCTGATGCTGCGCTCAATTCAGTTGATTGAGTTGCAACGCTTGTGTGCGTTGTGATCGTTGGGCGGATAAATGTTTTTGATTGTCCGCCATCCGGATATGCTCGAGCGCCTACAGCATTAACTACTGGACGCAAGAAGTTGATGTCCTGCACAAGCGGAAGCAAAACCGGAACTGGAAGCAAGCCGGGTGTGTCAGTTGTAAGAACATCGCCTGCAGCTGCTTGCAATGGTGTGCGCTGTGTTTGTGCAAATTCATGCACAGCTGCGTTCATGTTTTTAAAAGTGTCGCCGCCAATGTGATATGCAGCCATAAATTCGCCGGCTGATGGCAGTTTAAATTCGCGTTTTGGTTGAGCCCACAATTTTTCTGTGGTTGCTTGCGCTGCTTCAACTACTGGGTTTTCAATTTTTTCGCTCATGTTGTTATCCTCATTTGTTGTGTCTTGCTTTTCATTATTATCTAAACTTTGATCGGTTTGTGGGCGCTCGAGCATTTGGGTGTTGAGCTGATGGATTGGCAAAAGCATGTTGTGTCCGGGTTTATGGCGCATGATGCCAACGGGGATCTGTTGCATAGGCAAGCGCTTGTTTCTGTTGCTCGGCAAAACGGTAAAAGTTTGATGTTGCAAAGTTGTTTGGGGTTTTGGCTTACCGAGATGCCAAAGTTGCGTGGGCAGCCGCAAACTGTGATTACTACCGCGCACAGGCTGGATCTTGCTATTGAGATGTTTCAAACGGTTGCACCAATTCTTGAGGAAAAGTTTGGTGCAATTTTGACTTGGGCGGTTGGGCGTAATGAAGCTAATTTGCCGGATGGCACACGCTGGCTTGTGCGCGCCGCCACACCCAATTCATTTCACGGCTTAACAGCTGACGCGGTGTTCATTGATGAGCTTTGGGCGGTTTCGCCTGATGCGGTTTCTATCGGTTTGATGCCAACTATGCGAACACGGCGCAGCCCGCTGATGCTGATGACTTCAACTAGCGGTGATCAAAGCTCAGTGGAAATGTTGCGGTGGCGCGAACAGGGTTTGCGCGCAATTGACGAAAAGAAAACAGGCAGTTTGTATTTCGCGGAATTCTCGCCACCAAACTCGATTGATCCAATGAGCGCCGAAGCTTGGGTGCTGGCAAACCCAGCAATAGGGCACACATTGAGCATCGCGGTTTTGGAAAGCGAAGCACAGCAACCAAACAGAAACGCATTTCTGCGCTCAAGCGTAAATCTATGGACTGCTAGCGCTAACGGCTGGCTGCAGCCCGGCATTTGGGATGAGCTTAAAACATCCGAGCCAATGCCAAAAGGCGGTGTGCTTGCCATCGAGCAATCACAGGATGAGAGCCGCTATGTGGGTGTGCGCGCCGCGTTAAACAGTGCCGGCAAGATCCAAGTTTGTTTAGAGTTTGTTAAAGACACTTTGCAGGATTGCTGGCAGGCAGTTGAGCAAGCATGCCAAGATCAAACAACCCGCTTACTGATCACGCCCGCTTTTGAGATGAGTTTGCCACCCAAGTTTGCGCGCCGCTCATCAATGGTTGGCAATCGAGAGCTGCAACGCTGGACCGCAGCCACTCGCGCCGCCATCCTAGAAAAACGCATTGTGCATGACGGATCAACACTATTTGCACAGCATGTCGAAAGAGCGGTAGCGGTAAAAAATCAAGGTGCGGTTACTTTGTCATCAATTCGATCACCCGGACCAATCGAGCTTGCCCGCTGTTTAGTGTTCGCCACAGCAATGGTTTCGAAGCCGGCAAATGTGGGCAAGCCCACGATCATTTATTCAAACGGCTAACATCGTAAGCGGGTAGCTGCCGAGTGAAACTTTCTCGGATTACTGCGGCAGCTACCTATCACAAACAACAAAGCATTTGTAGGGCATACTTGGCGCATGGGAATTTTTAACCGCACAACACAAAAAGCAATGATCAGCGAGCAACCCAAAAAAGCGGCTGCTGCGGGTGCGATGATGCCAGCAACAAACAACTCAGGCGCGGGCATGGTTGGTGTTTACTATTCCTACTTTGAGGGCACTCAGAGACAAATCGCGATGAGCCAACCCACCATTTCAAGAGCTCGAGACTTGCATTGCACCACGATCAGTTGCATGAATTTGCGGATGTATAACGAAGTATGGAACAGCATCGAAGAAAAGATGCAAAAAGTTTTTATCGCGCCACGCAGCTGGCTACGCAAAATAGATCCAGCTGTGCCAAATTCATTTTGTCTGAGCTGGACCGTAGATGACTTATTCATTTATGGGCGGGCATTTTGGTATATAACAAGCCGCACAGCTGACGGCTATCCAGCGAGCTTTACGCGGCTACCGGCAAACCTTGTTCAAACACTTGATCAACCCGGACCAATTTTTTATGCACCATCAAAACAAATCATTTTTCAAGGCGGCGAACTTGATGCAAAAAATGTTGTGCAATTTCTTTCACCAATTCAAGGCATCGTTTACATGTCAGAAAAGGCAATTGCAACCGCGATCAAATTAGAAAATGCGCGCTATCGAAACGCAAGCTCAGCAATCCCGGCAGGCGTTTTGCAAGTCCAACCAAATTCAGAGCCACTTTCACCACAAGAGCTTTCAGATCTTGCTGCATCGTTTAACGCGGCGCGAGCCACAAACCAAACAGCGGCGCTTTCGCCTGAGGTGCATTACATTGAAACAGCTACTTCGCCGGACAAAATGCTTTTGATTGCAGCCAGCGAGTATCAAAGTGCAGATCTGTGCAGGCTCACAAACATCCCACCCTACTTAGCGGGAATTTCCGTAGGAAGTTACAGTTACCAAAACAGCAAAGAAAGCCGCGCAGATCTTTGGTCTTTCGGCACTCGAGCATATGCAGATTGCATTGCAAGCACACTTAGCCAAGATGCCTATCTGCCACGCGGGACATTTGTCGAATTCAATACAGAGGAATACCTTGAGAGCGATTATGAGCCATCAAACGAAATGCCAAACACACAACGCAACGATGAGATAGGATCACGAACATGATCAGACTTACCCCCAAGACATTGATCACGGTTGATGCGGCAGCGGCAGAGGGCTCGCCGCGCCGCTCAATCAGTGGTGTTGCAGTTACTTATGACGAAGTTGCAACTGTCAGCGATGGCACACAAGTAAAAATTTTGCAAGGCGCGCTGCCGGTAGATGGCAGAAACCCAAAGCTTTACATGCAGCACCAAAGCGATCTGATCATTGGGCAAGTGGTTGAGCGCGTGGACACAAACGAAGGCATGCTTTTCACAGCCAAAATCAGCGCCACAACTTTAGGCAACGATGCAATGGAAATGGTCAAAGATGGCACAATTGATGCCGTTTCAATAGGGATCAACCCAACCAAATTTAGCTACGACGATGATGGCGTGATGATCGTGGAAGCCGCTGTGTGGACCGAGCTAAGCCTTGTGTCTCAGGGCGCTTTCGAGGGTGCGGTAATAACAGAAGTGGCCGCGAGTATCCCACAAACCGATCAAAATTTAGATAATAATGAAAAGCAAGACACAACAAATGAGGATAACAACATGAGCGAAAAAATTGAAAACCCAGTAGTTGAAGCAGCGCAAGCAACCACAGAAAAATTGTGGGCTCAACCAAAACGCGAATTTAAACTGCCATCAGCCGGCGAATTTATGGCTGCATATCACATTGGCGGCGACACTTTTAAAAACATGAATGCAGCTGTGCATGAATTTGCACAAACACAGCGCACACCATTGCAAGCAGCTGCGGGCGATATTTTGACCACAGACAATTTAGGTTTATTGCCCGTCCCAGTTCTCGGACCTTTGGTGCAGGACATCAATTTCTTGCGTCCGGTAGTTAATGCTGTAGGCGCTCGAGCATATCCGGATGGCGGACAATCAAAAACATTTATCCGCCCAACGATCACAACGCACACAAGCGTTGCAGCACAATCGCCTGAATTGAGCGCAGCATCAGCCACAACAATGGTGATTGCATCAAACTCGATCAGCAAAACAACTCTTGCTGGACAAGTAACACTTTCAGTGCAAGACATCGATTTCACTAATGCGGCAGCAATGCAACTGATCCTTAATGACTTGATGGGCGAATACATGCTTGCATCAGACAACCTTGCAGCTGACAATTTGCTGACTGCAGCAACTTCATCAGGTGTTTGGGATGGCACAGTTACAGATTTGCTCACATCGGTTTACGATGCGGCAAACGATGTTGCAAGCGGCAGAAACTGGATGCCAACACACATGTTTGTTTCAGTTGATGTTTGGGCACAGCTCGGCAAACTTGTAGATGGCAATGATCGCCCAGTGTTCCCATTTATCGCTGCCGGTTTGTCAGGTCAAAACGCACTTGGCTCACAATCAGCAGTTTCATGGCAAGGCAACCCGCTCGGCTTGCAACTTGTAGTGGATAGCAATTTCGCTGCCAAAACAATGATCATCACTCGAGTAGGTCAAGGCACAGGCGATGCTTACGAATTCTACGAAAGCATCAGAGGCTTGATGAGCGTTGAAGTGCCAGCCACACTTGGGCGCACAATGAGCTTTCACGGCTATGTTTCAACCTTTGCCGCAATCAGCGGCATGATCCGCAAGATCACACAGGCTTAGCCTTAGGCGGGCAAACCGCTCATGGCTACATACAACACAGCGAGCAAGCAACTACTAGATAACT